TAACTGACCAGCAACTTCATATGCACGAGGCATCTCACTCTCTTGAGCAAGTTCTAGGATACCGTTGATTGCTTCTTGTCCTTTTTCAATGATCGAATATAAATTACCCCTGGTATATTCGTAGTCTTTACGGATATCTTCGTTGGAGTTTTCGAATTTTTGGATTTGTTTTTCGACACTTTTAACTTCCTTCTTTACTTCGATGGGTTCAACATCAAAAGTTTCATTGAGCTTTTCATACTTATCCATACTCACCTCACAAAATAGTGCCATCAAACCCGAAGTCATCTCCGAGTTCAATCATGGCATTATCGGCAGCGTTGATATTAAAGACCTTTGTTCCACTGACATGATTCTGAAGAGGTGTCCTATCTTGAGCTCTCCTGACGACAATCTTATTGTCGGCAACTGTCTCTACATACATCTCTTCCTGATCCACATAGATGTAAGAACCTTCAGAGATTGCTGAACCATTCTCAACGTCAATCACAGTCTCAGTCATGTCAACGTTCTCTGCGAGAAGTGTCGCAACTACACCATCATAATCTTTGAGAGCTCTTGGTGTGACCTGATACGTAATATCTCTTTCGTAATTATTACCACCCTTACTACCAGCAACGTATCCGATAGAAACCTTTTTGATGATATCGCTGGAAACGTCTCTGAGAGGACCGAAGACCATGGTCTTGACGGTGAATGTGAAGGTATAAAGAAGAGCTCTTCTTGTATCGAAGTTCCCCTCATATTCATCTGACATATCAATGTTGTCTAAGACGACAGGGACATTTCTGACTTCATTAAAGTTCCCCAGGAACTTAATTGGTAGTGTGTAACCTGGTTGAAAATATGGAACGATTTGTTCTACGATCTGTAACATGTCATCATTCAGTTTTGTATAAACTGAAAGAACAATCGTCATATTATATGGAACAGGAAGATATGTCTTTCTTTCCTCAGTTCCATCCAAGGATTTGACGACCATCTGTTGTGTTTGAGTAGTCTTACGTGAAGGATCGTAAGCAAGATTTGTAAACTCAAATGACATTCTTGGAAGTGTCATCTGTGTCGGATGATTCAGATCAGGGTTCTGATTCAACCTTGCAAGAAACTTCTGAGTAGGGCCATATGCAAGAGGAACCTTGATAATACTTGTGGTATCATCAGAGTCATCTTTATGTTTGATCTGTATACCGTTAAACATTGATCCAAAACCAATGATAACAGATCTAAAGATCTCGTTGTAAAAATACTCAAACATTATTTTACAGGTATATACCTCTATTTAACAGTTTTGTATCAAGGCATTCCAAATGGATTACTTTGTGAGAAGTCAATGATAGTGTCAGCCTCGATTTCAATATTGTCATTGTCTGCATATGGATCGACAAGATCATCATCATTTGTTCCACCAATGACGTACTTAGCACCAGAATCTTGACCAGTCAATACCTCACCAACCTGGAAGTAACCATCCACAATACTTACCTCCATAATATCATTGACACCATCCCATTCCTTGACTCTTGCAGTGGTACTTGAAATAGATCCAGTGACAACCTCATTGAAGATAAACGTTCCACCAACGGAAACAACATTATTGACTGCAGGACCAGAAAGTGTGACTTGTGGTGCAGAGTCATATCCTTCACCACCATCGATAACGTATACTGCAGTAACAATACCAGAAGCAGAAATAGTTGCAAGACCGACTGCATCTCTTGTTGGACGTGGGAATGCTGAGTCGAACGTAGACGTGTTAGTATCAAAGCTATAGACTATTGAAGAATCGAAGAGAGGATACGTACCAGAACTATTACCAATAGAAACAGATGGAGCTTTGTAGTAACCAGAACCACCATTTGTAACTCTGATATCCTGAATAGAACCAGCAGTAGAGATACCAGTGGTTGCAGCAAATCCAGAACCACCACCACCATTTACCGTGATTACAGGTGGGACAGTATATCCACAACCAGCATTTATGATGTGAATTGCAGACACTCTACCAGACTTACCATCACATGCAGGGTATGAATAAGAAACGGAGGCAATACCTGTTGCAGTGACTCCACCTGGAGGTGCTGAAGAGAAACCAACTACAGGTTGGGCAGTAAATCCCTTACCCATATTTTGAATAGTGATCTCATTTACTGCACCTGTAGCACACCAGTCCACTTCTGCTGTCGCCGTAGATCCAACACCAATCAAATTCAGAGTTTGAATATAACCAATTTGTGCGATCTCGTCATCGATGGTTTCAACACCAGTATCGATAACTTCGTCTTCATATCTGAAGAGTTCACATCTCAACTCATAGATATACGTCTTCTTGAGTTGATAGAATGGTTGTTCGTGTTCAACAAACTTAATCTCAAAAAGTCTATCTCCCAGTGGGAAGTAGATAAGATCACCCTCTTTAGGTCTGTCAGTCAGTTCCATGTTGGAAAGACCTTCAGTCAGTGGTGCAATATAGTTTTCAAATCTTTCTTTCGAAATGATCAACTGAAGATCATCTCTATTTTCAATACCAAATTTTGATAAGATAGTTCCCTGTCCAGTATATCCTTCGTAATTATCGATATATGCTTCTAATGGATATGCATTCTTAAACTCCGATTCAATTACTTCCTTGATAATTGAATTGGTTGTGGCATAAGTTCTTGGAAGATAATACACTTCCACACCATACATCTGCAACTGTTCGTTGACAAGACTCTGGATAAGGTTTTGTTCGGATATAGTACCGTTAAGAAAAAAGGGATTTAACATATGTCATCACCCTATCATATCAAGAGGTGGTAACTCATATGTGCTCAACATTCTCTCCTGAATACGATCGAGTTCTGCTTGTGCATCGTCATATAATTGTCTTCCATTGAACTCAATACCACCAGGCAATTTGACCCCCTGGAATTTGATCAAGTTCTGACCCCACTGTCTCTTAATAAGTGCAGTCAAATATGGTTTCAAGAAAGAGTCATTGTAAACTCTTGGATAATCATTAGGATCAGCAGTTCTCCAACAATCGATGATGATAAACTCACCGACTCTCAGATTACTCCAATCAACATCCAGATACATTCTATCCTTTCTTTGATTAAATCTGATCTGCTTATGTGTATTCAGAAGGAAGTTCATCGTCTCTAAATACGACATAGCCATTGAGTAACTTAGTAAATCGGTGTTACCCCAATAGTAGATGTCGTTCAGGAACAGTTGATACTTGAAACTGAACATGTTCGATGAGCTGATTGACTGAGCATCATCGTATTGAAATACTTTGTTGATCCCAATGACATTGGGTGGGATCTGAAGATAGTTACTATTTTCGTAGTATGTATATGTTGTTGCTGTTCCTACAATATTAGTGCTTGCTGATGTCGAAGCAATACCAACCGATGAACCTGCAGAAGGTGCACCAGGTGGTCTTGCCTTTCCTCTATCAACATCAGCCTGAGTGATTTGATATTTGAGATATGTTTGTCCTACACCATCAAAGTGTCTCTCTTGGAAATACTGGATGGCATCATCTACAAGATCTTCGATTTGTTCATCTGCAACGTTGATCTCCAATACAGGAGCACCCAACTGTCTCAAACAATAATCAATAAGTTCTTGTCTAGTACTTGGCTGTGCCATCTATAATTAGACCTATCTATATGTCTATTTATTTAATAAATCCGTGATAGTATGAAGCATATTCTTGATATCATTCACATCAGTTTTCAAGTTTTCAACTTCATCTTGTAAATCAACGAAACTTTGTTGTTGATTAGTTAATGCTTCACGACGTTTCACATACGACTCAAAGTCATTTTTATTTTTATTGACAATGGCACCAGAACGGGCATCTCTATAATACCCGTCCTTACCTTCAACTGGAATAAATTTTGACATTATGCTAATGCTATTGCTCTTAAGTTTCTAATCATTGGTGCAACTGCTTGATCAGTAGAAGTTCCAATAATTTTGATTCTGAAGGACTTAAAGGGAACTAAGTCTTCAACAGTATATTGATACTCCTTGAAAAGATTCACCGAAGGATTGACTTCGTATGAGTCTCTCTTAGGAACAAGGGTGTCAGAGGTTCCATTACTATTACCGCGTTCAAGAATTGCACCACTTGGACCAATGTTTGCATATCCAGGGAATGGTATGAAGACAGTTTCAGAAGCTGGTAAGTCTTGATCAACAGAATAGAAAACTCTGATATCATTTCTAGTCGTACAATAACCATCCAACAATACTTCAATAGATGTTGCAGGATTTTCTAAAACGACGTTCTTAGAAACATAGAAGAATCTGTTTGGATCATCTGTTGTCGTAGATACTCTGAAGTCATCAGCATAATTGGTGATTGGTTGATTGACTCTATTCGATGTGAATAAAACAGATGCACTATCAAGATCAATTGCTGGACTTAATCTGGAATCTAAAGACACAAGATTGAACAACATAGAGAATGATCTGTCACCAGGGAAGAGATCGGAATCTAATAAGAGTTCCTCATTTCTTGCAGATGCAACCATTCTGAGAGAATCAAAGTAATTCTCAGTCGCCAGATTAACCCTCTGATATCCTTGATCAAGCATATTTTCCTGGTTACCAGAAACACTTGATGCGGTGACTGTTCTTGCCTGAGGAATCAAAGCAGTACCAAGAGGTGTTATATTTGTAACTCTTGGAGTAATTAAGTGGAATGGTAAGTTATAAGTAGTCTTCGCATCAGGACCACCAGCAACCTTTCTCTTATTAAAGTAGAGTGGAGGGAATCCTGCAGAGTTTGAAGGTGCTCTGTTGGTTCCATTTGCATTCATTTGGAGTTTGACATAGAAGTAATCAAGTCCAATTGGTGGTTCCTCAAGATCAGATGAATTTACCTGAATCAGTTGATGTTCTCTATTGATTCTTCTGAGTGATACACCATTCAATTCGTACTTATAAATCAATTCTCCAGAAGCATGGGTTGCGATCGTAGTGTTATCAACACCTCTTGTAATACCTGTAAGTGTTCTTCCATTAACTCCAGTATAAGCAATGATTTCATCACCAATTTTAACATATCCAGGATTAGTACCACCAACTCCAAGATTTTCAAATGTACTGAATTCTGTTGCTACAGTTTCAAGAGTAATGAATGATGTTGTATCAAATGTATATTCTTGTGCAATGGTATTTGGAATTACATCACTTCTTACATCCGAGATAGTGGCTCTGTTGACATTAGAGTATAAACCATGATTTCTCTTGAATACTCTAATGTAATCACCTTGATGAGTTACATTAATAGGTGATACAGGAACGACATTACCACCTACACCGTTGAGTTCTGTAGTGAAACCAACATTGTTTTCATAATACAATGGATATGCAGAACTGGTGGAGAAGTTACCCTGAACATTTTCGAGAACAAGAGTATTGTTTCCAAGAATTTCTTGTACTGAAAGTTGAATATTAGACCCAAGATCAAGAGAACCAACACTGACTGGAGTCAATACATCACCAACTACATAACCAGTACCACCAGCTCTAATTGTTGCACCAACTGCAACACCACTATTAATTGTAATATCTGCAGTAGCGTTGATTCCCTTGCCAGTGATTGTCGTAAGTGCAACACCAGTGTAAGTAAATCCAGGACCTGATGAAGGGGTGTAACCAGCACCAACATTTGTCAGTGTAAGATTACCTGTTGCAGAACCAGCTAAAGCGACAAGAGTACCTTTTGCTCCAATACTTAACTGTTTGACGGTATTACCAAGTGTTAGTCTTTCAGGTACACTAGCATCATTGACAGTTGTACCAAGTCCAACTCTGATTTGTCTTGGTTCAAGTGTAAGACCATTAGGATCAATTACACCAAGAGATTCTGGTAATACTGGGTTGAAGAAGTTAACAGTACCAGTTGCAGCAAAATCTGCTCTATACATTGTGAACTTAAGATCTTCATATTGACTTGGTGTCCAAACAGAAGCATTTTGTGATTTGAACAATGAACCAAGTAAAGGCTGTTCTGTAACAATAACCTGATCAGACTCATTACCACCCAGTGATGTGATGTCTGCTTCTCCAAGTCTACTGATGTAAACAGTGTAGTCTGTAGAGTGAGACTTCAATACCATTGCATATTCCTTCCCTCCCTCAAGATATACTGGTGCTGGTAAGGTGAAAGTTGTTGGGACTGTACCATCATCACTGATGTTTACCTGATCTGGATCAAGGTTTAACTGTGAGAAAGGAAGAATTCTGGAATTTGGTGTACCAAGATTTGTTTCTCTCAGTTCAAATGTAACTGGAGCATTTTCTGCCTTGGTTCTAAAGAAGAAATCAACCTTCGTAATGTAGATACCCCCTTCATCGTCAACAATGAATGTCTGAGCAAGTGGGTCGCCTCCACCTCTTGTAAATGTGGGGCCGGTGGGGATCTGAGGCATACGAATCGCTTCTCTTTCGCCTTCTCTTCTCTCTCTTCTCTCTCTTCTTTCACGGCGTCTACCGCCTCCGCCGCCACCGCCGCGACGACGACGACCGCCGCCACCGCCACCACCGCCACCGCCACGTGGCTGTGGAACGTCAATACTTACATCAGCGTCAACACCTGTAACTGTGGTATTTGTATCTGTTGAAATAACTTGAATTGTATTTGAGGTTGCGGTATCACCAATGATTCGTGTCTGAGTAAAGTCTTGTGTGTTGACAGTTGCATTTCTCAAGGACAAAGTAGTCTCTTGAGTTGTTTGAAGTGTTCCTTGTGAATAGAAGAGTGCTTCACCAGCAGTAGTGACGACTCCTTCAATTGATGTGTTTATAGGGTCACTTGTAAGTCTTAGTGTGTTTGTACCAGTTTCAAATGTTGGATTCGCTGGGTTACCAGTAGGTGGAACACAATACGTGCCAAGTATAGTACCAACATTGTCGGTCATTAATCTCCTATTAATTACTCTTGCTTGAGCACCACTTGATTGACCTGTCAAGATCATATCAGTTTCAATAAATCCATTAAATTGTGGAGTATCCTGAGACTGCAGACTAAAAAGATCTATATTGATTGTTGAAGATGATTCTGAATAATTTGCAGGAATAGTAACATCACGATTATATGGGTTTGATGTGTAAGTATCGGTAGGATTATTAAAAGGACCAAACTTATGATTTGAATTAGCAACTCTAAATGTTATTGCTGGAACTGTAGCAGCATTAAGAGGAACTGCGCCACCGTTAAGCATGGTACCTGCTACACTTTCTCCTACGGTAAATGTACCGTGCATCATTTCAATTTCAATAAGTTTTGGAGTGCAGAATCTATTGACATCAACACTATCAAAGAATGAATATAATCTAGTAAATGGTTTGAATGACTTACCATCAAAAGCAATATTACGAGACCTCATAAAGTTGATGATCTCAGTATTGATTACATTAGTACCCAGTGACTCAGTATCAATACTCTCATTAACAGTGAACTGTTGACCACTTCTTTGTTGGTCAAGTCCAATTGATGTTGTTGCAGAGATATTATTTGTTGTAGTAGTTGTTGTCGTTTGTTGAGTAAGAGAAACATCTATACTTGCAGATGCACCTCCACCACCACCACTACCACTACCAGATACTGTGTTTGAAGAAGTTGTGGTATTTTGATTGACATCATTTGACAAGGATATATCCAAGTTGACACCAGTCGTTTCCCAGGAGTTCCAAATGATTGGAGTAACACCTACACTCTGACCATCTGCATTTGTGGTGATTTCTGCACCAAGTGCTTCAGCAATTCCTTGGAAGGAACCTTCCATTTGAACAGAATTAACTTCCAACAAAGTAGTGTCAATCCATACGTCAGCATTTGGAGTTAATTCAATATTTCCTTGATAGAATTGAACCAAGTATGGTGTAACATTTTCCACTCTCGTGGCATATGGTTGATTCAACCACTCAACATCTTCATAGTCAAGAGTCACAACTTGACCAGTTCTTCTTACATTAACACCTACAGGATCCGCAAATTCAATGTCTTGATTAGTGTTGGATGTTGTTCCGACACCACTGATTGCATTAGTACCGAGCTGAAGATTGAGTGCCGTGGTATAATGAGATGGTCTCAAAATACCTTTTTTTCTATCAACACTATTTCTAATACCAACTGATGTATCTTGAGGTGTAAGGGTTGAGAAGTTATCAACAAAGATTCCAGACTTAAATCTATTAAGTCCATTAGCATCACTAACAAACATATTCAAAGTTTGAGTTTCAATTAAACTCAAAGACGTATAATACTCAAGATTAGAAATTCTTTGATCAAGTTTGGCGATATCAGACATCTGATATCTCTTATGATCAATAAATGTTACTTTGGCGTCAGAAACATTATAAAGATAAGGTGGTAGATATACCGTAGCAATGCTCATGCAATTGCTCAATGAATCAGGTGCCTTTGGATTGTCTGCTGCTGTACCTGTAATGTAACCTAAATTTCCGAGTGTGTCGATGTATAATCTATCAATTCTTCCTAAGTAGTAAGTATAATCAAGAGTTAAAGATTCGTCGGATGCTATGATATGTGATGAACTATGTGTTCTTCCATTTTGGCCATCCGCAAAAGATCTTCCACTAAATTCGAATGGAGAGTTTGCTCCTTCTGCGATTGAATATTCAGTAACTCTTGGTCTTGCATCAATAATATCGGAGACTCTAGAATCTCCAACTACACCAATGTCCTTGGCATAATTAAATCCTTCATAAGAACTAATTGTGGTAATATCACCGTCATCAGAATTTTGATATCCCGCAGACGCAAAATAAACTCTTATCCTTCTTGAAGGTGTTGGTACATCAGTTCTTCTTACTATACGAGAGTAATCATAAATTGCTTGTCTTTGACCATTATCAAATTTAAAGTCATTTGTAATTTCCTTCGAACCAACTTGCACGCCAGATGAAACCCCATTTACATTAGAAGTTTCAAACTTAATAATTTCATTATTAGCAAATGTTGAACCATTCAAGTATGTGAAAGCAATCTGTGTATCATCCAGTTTTGATAAGAGTATTGCTTTTGCACCACTTGTCCGACCAAGTAAAGTTTCACCTACAATTAGATCATTAGTATTCGAAGATTCACCATCAAGTTGTCCCAGTGTCATACTAGGACAAACTGGATTATTGGAATCTTCAGATTCAAAAATACCGTAGATCTTATATACATCTGGTACGTTCAGTGAAATTACTTCATCCTGAACTCTTGTACCATATGGATAGTTTCCATATTCAAGACCATCATCTAAGGTTGTAGAACCAATACCAGAAGCAGCTTCTCTTGACTTGTTAATGACAAGATCCTTTGAAATACTTCTTGTCTTAACTTTTGATTTAAGATCACTCTTTCTAAGAGTAGTAATCAATCGTGACCCCAAATCATTCGAACCTAGACCATTGATGGTCAAAGTTGTTGATCCATTTGTCAGAGAGAACTTATCCTCTGTTAAAACTTCAGTTGCACCGTCTGATCTTATAAGAGTATATCTTTCTTCATCAAATGGTAAGAATACTTCATTAGCTCCCGCAGTGATCGAGGCAGTAGAATTATTTGAAATATTGGTGGTGTATTGTCTTCTGATTGTAATATCAGAGCCTACAAGACTTACTGATTCGATATTCTGTTTGGGGAATATGCTGAATAAGGCCTCGTTATTTGCAAGGTTACCAGATCCCGAACCACCAGAAGCTTTAGTTGAGACTAATTTTAAGTTTTGAACTGTCTCGGATGACGTTGGAAGTGCACCATTACATACACCATTTACAGTTTCAACAGCTTCGATATCAAAATTTGTTGCTGCAACACCAACAACTCTACCAAAACTTTGAATATCCAGTGAATTTCTAGAATAGCTAACTATATTGCCTACGGTAACAATACCAACAAAAGTGAATCCAGCATCAGCAGGGATAGAAACCTTTGACTGAGAACCACTTGCTGCGGCAACATTTGCAGAACCAAAATCCCTAATGGATTTTTGAACAATATCTCCACTAAATGTATTTGCAGCACCTACAATACCGTGAACGGACTTCACGTCTGCAAGTGAATAATTGATGTCACTGGTTACGAATCGAGCATCATCCAAGACACCATTAAAGATGAGTCTCTCACCTTTATGGAAATTACCATTGACATTGTATGCAGTTAATGCTGTCCCTGCAGAAACATTGTACTTAAGGAATCCTGTTGCACCACTTGACTCACCCTTAATGTGGGTCGATGTCGTAAGAGTGACAGCCTCGTTTAATGAAATATCAGAGTATGTTTGAATATCAAACAATGAGAGGTCCCATTGATTGATATTGGGAATAGTTAAGTCGTAAGAACCAGACTCAAGGGCAAAATCATATACTCTTGCAATACCTATTTCTTTTCCAGCAGCAACCAGTTGATCGGAACCTACCCTTTCGCTTCTTAAACTTAATGTTCCGTCTGTGTTGATACCGATACTCGGAGAACCATAAACTCTATTCAATGTCAGAGTTGGTCCAAAACCAAAGTTTATTGCTTGATTTTCAGCAGACTTTACTGATCTTGGTTTTGGGAAATCTACTAGAATAGGAGCAAGTGTCTCAACCTCATATCCTTTAATATATGCTTTACCAGAACTTACTTTGTAGATACCAAGATCTTCGGTTGGGATTGTACCATCATCGGTGGATTGATCTTCTTGAAATAGACCTCTATTTCCTTCATTATCATTAAGACTATTTTTAACCGAAGTTCTGAATGCTCTAACGTAATAGTTTCCTGACTCATCAAAAGTTCTTCTCGCAAACTCATCACCAATAAAGTTGTAATCAGTATTCTTGTTTATTACTCTAAGAATACCGTCCTTGATTTCGGACAATTGAACGAAATTTGCATCTTCAAAATTGTCTAACGATTTCTTGGCAAGACTTGTGCCAATTTTTAATCTAT